AAGTAATATTTGACGATAAAACCTTTTCTGATCTCCTTAAAGAGATTCACGTTAATCAAAAGAAAAAAGGTAAACAAATTGGTCAACTCATAGCTGAGTTAAGACCTCTTATCCAAAATTTAGGAGATGCCACTGTTGTTGTTCCATTAATTAAAGAATATATGGAAATTAGTGTTAAAAACGACGACCATCTTCTAAAAATGGCAGCCATAGTACAACGTTTATCTACAGGTAACGCAACTGGTGGAGGTGGAGACATGTTGACTGAAGAAGAAATGAATCAACTCCAAAATATTGTAGAAGAAACAGAAAAAGAAAATGACAAAACTGCTTAATTATGGTGTAAATTCAATGAGTAATACTACTCTAAAACGCGAACTACAAAGTGTTAGGGTAATTGATATTATTTTATCCCCCTCTCACCCCAAATATTCCACAGCAGATTCAATTGGAACCATATTTTATTCTGATATATCATCCAATAAAGGAGTAGATTACCCTGAATTATTACCTCAAGCTATACCCCTATTTTCTTTTCAAAAATACTTCCCCTTATTAAATGAATTAGTTTTAATATTGGATGGAGATATTAATACAGATACTAAATCTAAACAAAGAATTAAATATTATTTACCTACTATGAATATATGGAATAATCCCCATCATAATTCAATGCCCATAGTAAAAAATTACAATAATAGTAAATATTCTAATACTTTAGATGGATCTGTAAAAACACAACAAAATAATATTTTAGATACCCCCTTAGGAGAAACATTTCAAGAAAAAGACTTTATTAAACCTTTAAGACCATTTGAGGGTGATAATATATTAGAGGGGAGATTAGGAAATTCTATTAGATTAGGTAGTACATCTAAACCCTTAAACCCATGGTCACAAAATGGAGAAAATAGTGATCCTATTATTATAATAAGAAATGGTCAATATAATAACATTAATGACGAAACATTTAACCCTAATATAGAAGACATAAATAATGATGACTCATCTATATATTTAACTTCAAATCAAAATATTAATGATTTTAAAGTATCATCTAAAAATATGCAATCATATAATAAGGGTGAATTACCTTATAAATCACCTGAAGATAATTTAACTAATCCACCTTTAATATAAATGAATTATACACCAGAAGCACCTAATAATTATATAGGAAAACAAGTAATAATCAATTCTGATCGTTTAGTATTTAATGCTAAAGATGATGCTATTTTACTTTTTTCAAATAAAGCTATAGGTTTTAGTACTAATGGAAGTTTTCATTTTGACACCGTTAATAATGGTACTAATAAATTTGTAGTAAATGCTCCTAAAATATATTTAGGGTTAAAATATGATGATACTTACGCTAATGAACCTATATTATTAGGTAATAGAACAGAAGCATGGTTAAATGAGCTAATAGATGTAATTTCTTACATATTAGATGATGTCAAATATAAAGTTAGTTACTTATCACAAGATGTAGGAAAACCTACAGGACCTAATATGCAAAATGAATCTTTATTAAAATTAAGATATGAACAATTAGATAACTTAAAAGATGATATTAAATATATAATGAGTGAAAGGGTAAAAGCAGTATAATGGCAGCAGGATTTATAAGAAATATAAAAAATAAATCTGATAGATTATTAGATCAGATAAAAAAGGGTATTAAGACAGAAGGATCTAAAAAGGTTAAAGAAGATGCTTTAAAGCAAGCACCTACTCCTGAATCTATTACAACTAAATTTGAAGATTTAGCTACTAAAAATCCTAAAGAAGCTGAAAAATATTACACTCAAACTAAAAATAAATTAGAGGGGATACAAAGAGGGTTAGAAGCTTCATTAATTAAAATTCAACAATTAGATGAAAAATTAGGGACAATAGATGAAGATATAAATAAAATAGTTAGAATAGCAGATATAGTAGAACCTTTTATCCCTCCTTTACAACTTTTTTTAGGAATTCAAAGAGCAGCAATAGCAGCTTCAAACACACCACCTGCGGGTACCGGATTAACAGCGGGAGCTATTGCAGCAGCAGAATCACGAAGAAAAACATTAGCATTACTAGCTCTTCTAATAGAATTAGTAGCAATAGCAGTTCCTTTATCACAAACTATAAATAAAACAGTAGATAAATTAAGAGAAATTATACCTAATGCATTAGTTCAAATTAATAATGTTATTGAATTAATTCAAAGTTTATTAGATTTACTAGAACAATTATATATAAATTTACTATTACCATTATTAGAAGGATATGAAGAAATAGATGGGGGAATTGATAATGTAGAAGATTTATATAATCAATATCCTGAATTAGAAACATTTTTAACTAGTGAAGGTAATGGTAATTTATCGGATACTGAATTACCTTTTGGAACTACTAATGGAATTAGTAATGTTCCACCAAAATACTTTAGAAGATATAGAAAAAAACCTTATACTAATATTTATTAACAAACACAATTATTATGAAGGCAAGCGCTTTTGAAAATTTATTTAGAAAAGTCGTAAGAGAAGAAATAGATTATGCTCTTCGACGTGAAATTAAAACACTTAAGGAAGATTTACGTGACGAATTAAAACCTACAATTGTAGAACAACAAATACAACGTACACCAGTACCTCAAAATGTACAAACTTCTTTAAAAGAAAAAATTATGGGTAAACCCATAGCTCAAAGTTTTACATCTAATGGAGCATTAAATGACTTACTTAACGAAACTGCTCAAGGTAATACAAATCTTGAATCAACATTAACACCCGAAGCACCAATGCCCACTGAAGTTTCAAATGTAGTAAATAGAGATTATCGCGAATTAATGAGAGCTATAGATAAAAAGAAAAATAGTAGACCCTAATGGCTAGAAATTTTACCCAAATAGATCCTTTAGATTTAGCTTCTTCACGAGGAGTAGGAGTAGCTATCCCTTTTAATAATCCGGGAGTTTTTAAGACTAATTTTACTACTAAAGAACAAACTAAAAGTAATTTAATTAATCTAGTACTTACTGAACCTGGAGAAAGAGTGTATAAACCTTTTTTTGGTGTAGGGTTAAATAGTTTACTTTTTGAGCAAAGTATAAATGAAGAAGACTTAAAACAAAAGATACAAGAAGCTATATCTAAAGATGAAAGATTAAGTAAAATTACTATATCTAATGTTAACATTAACCAAGATATTAATACAAATAATATTAATATTTCAATTGAATATATTTCACAATTAGATGGCAATAGAGATTCTATTAAAATAGGAATAGGTAGTATAAATGATAGAGGTCCTTTACCTTATGAACAAGTAAATAAAATATAATGGCATATTCTAATACAAATAATACACCTCAAAAAGATATTAAATATCTTAATAAAGATTTTAATACTTTAAAAAATCAATTAATAGAATATTCTAAAACCTATTATCCTGAAACTTTTAATGACTTTTCTGAAGGATCACCGGGTATGATGTTCTTAGAAATGGCGGCATATGTGGGAGACGTACTTTCATATTACACAGATACTCAATTACAAGAAACTTTTTTATTATCATCCCAAGAAAGAAAAAATTTATTTAATCTAGCTTATTCTTTAGGATATAGACCTAAAGTAACTAAAGCATCTAGTACAAATTTAGAAATATTTCAATTACTTCCAGCTAAAGGATCAGAAGATAATTATTCCCCTGATTATGATTATACTTTAACTATGGGAGAAGGTTCATCTTTTAGTTCTACTCAAGGAGGTATTAATTTTGTTACTGAACAATTAATAGATTTTGGGATCTCAGGATCAGCAAGTCCTACAAATATTAGTGTTTACCAAATAGATGGAAGTGGAAATCCTCAATATTATTTACTTAAAAAAACAACAAAAGTAATATCGGCAGTTAGAAAAACTACTACTTTTAATATAGGAACAGCAGAAAAATTCTTAAAACTAAATTTAAATGACACTAATATAGTTAATATAGAAAAAATAGAAGACAGTAATGGTAACTTATACACAGAAGTAGATTATTTAGCTCAAGATACAATATTTGAAGGACAGATAAATATTAAAGCAAACGATTCTAGCCTATATACCGATAAACAATCTACTCCTTATTTAATGAAATTAAAAAAGGTACCCCGAAGATTTATTTCAAGATTTAATTCAAACACAAATTTAGAAATTCAGTTTGGTGCTGGTACATTAAGCGTAAATGATGAAGAAGTAATCCCCAACCCTAATAATATAGGATTAGGAATTAATGATGGAAGAAGTGACTTAAATAGATCATATGATCCCTCAAATTTCTTACATACAGGAACATATGGTAAAATACCCTCTAACACCACACTAACAGTTACTTATTTAGT